GGAAGAGGCTGAGCGCATGTCCTCGTCCGACCTTGAACGAGCAATGACAACGAGCTGACCTATGACCACGGAATTTCCTGACGGTGACCGTGCGTACCGTGAGGCGTATTTCCGTGGACTACGTCCTGACCCTGACCTCTGGATCGACGAATGGGCCGACGAGTACATGCGCATCCCGCGCGATACCGGCGCCCCTGAGCCCGGCCAGTACCGCACGGATCGGACGCCGTACGCTCGCGAACCCATGCGCTGCCTGTCACCAGCTCACCCTTGCCGGCGAGTCATCACCATGGTGGCCTCGCAGCTGATGAAAACCCAGATCGCCTTGAACTGGATGGGCGGACTGATCCACATGGCACCGTCCAACATCCTGGCGCTGCTGCCCAGTCTGAGCCTGTCCAAGCGGGTTTCCGGACGGATCAGCAAGACGATCAAGGCGACCCCAGAACTGGCGAAGCGAGTAGCGGCTAGCCGCTCGCGGGATGCCCGCAACACCATGGATACAAAGGAGTTTGAGGGCGGCGCCTTGTACGTCACCACGGCAGGTTCGGCTGCCAACCTTTCCGAATTGTCGGCACGCTACATCTACGGCGATGAGGTTGACCGTTGGGAGAATGACGTCGGCCAGGAGGGTGATCCCATCGTGCTGGCAGAGACGCGGGCGGCCAACTTCGGGCGCAATGCCAAGATCTACTTTTCCAGCTCGCCGACGATCAAGGGCGCCTCGCGGATCGCGGATCTGTTCGAGTCCAGCGACCAGCGTTACTACTACGTGCCGTGCCCTTCATGTGGGCATATGCAGGTGTTGGAGTGGGAGCGGCTGCTCTATAGCAAGGACTATCGCACGGTTCACTACCAGTGCGCCGCGCCTGAATGTGACGTCCTGATCGAGGAGCATCACAAGACCGACATGCTCGCCCGTGGCGAATGGCGTGCCCATGGCAGCGGCGATGGCAAGACGGTGGGTTTCCACCTGAATGCCCTCTACTCGCCGATTGGTTGGAAGGACTGGGCCTCGCTTGCCGAGGAGTTCGAAGACGCCAAGAAAGCCCAGGCCAAGGGCGACATGGGCCTGATGCAGGTGTTCTACAACACCCGTCTCGCCAAAGTCTGGGACAGCGCGCAAGAGCAAACCAAGGCTGAAGTGCTGATCGCTCGGGCACGACTGGAGACCTACACCCTTGGCAGTATGCCGGTGGGCGTGCTGATGCTGACCGGCGCCGTCGACGTCCAGGCAAACCGCCTGGAGCTGATGGTGATGGGCTTTGGTGTTGGGATGGAACGTTGGGTGGTCGACCACCAGGTGATCTGGGGCGACCCTGCGGATGAACGTACCTGGGCGGTGTTGGACGAAAAGCTCAAAGCCCGATACCGGCATCCCTGCGGTGTTGCCTTGGCGATCCTGGCGACGGGCGTCGACTCTGGTGGTCACCACACCGATGAGGTGTACCAGTTCTGCCGCGTGCGGCGCTGGCGCAACGTATTCGCGCTCAAGGGGGCGAGCAAGCCCGGTAAGCCGGTGATCGCTCAGCGGCCATCCATGGTTGACGTGACGTGGAAAGGGCTGACCGAGCGCGGCGGCGCCGAGCTTTGGTTTGTCGGTACCGACACCGCGAAGGACTGGATCTACAACCGCTACGCCTTCGAGGACGGACCCGGTTCGCTGCACTTTGCCAATGACCTGCCGGACGAGTTCTTCGCCCAATGCGTGGCCGAGCGCAAGGTCGCCCGGTACGTCAAAGGCTACAAACGTATCGAGTGGGTCAAGGGCAAGGCCGAGCGTAACGAAGCGCTCGACCTGATGGTGTACTGCCTGGCGATGGCGCATTACCTGGGCATCAATCGCTATCAGGAACACGACTGGGAGCGGGTCCGCCAAGCGCTGGCTCAGTCTGGTTTGTTCGACGATGTGTTGGGCGTCAAGCCCGTACAAGGCGAGCGCGTCAATGCTGACGAAACACCTGCACCGGTTGCAGCGCGTCAGTCGTTACCTGCGCCGTCACCTGCAGCGGCTGAGGCCCAACCGCGACCCGCTGCACCACAACAACGCCGCAGCTCCACCAGCGGTTACCTGAAGAGACGCTGATATGTCGTTTACCCCGAAGCACCTCGAAGTCATCGAGCGCGCCATTGCACGCGGTGAAAAGACCGTGCGCTACAGCGACCGCACGGTGGAGTACCGCTCCATCGACGAACTGCTCAAGGCACGCGACGAGATCCGCACCTCGCTGACCAACGCCGCTGGGCCGCGCTCTCGCGTAGTTCGGCTTACTCACGGAGGCAAGGGACTCTAATGGCCCGACATTATCCGACGCTGACCCGTAACGGATTCTTGCTGCCGTCGAACATCAAGGCCAGTTACGAAGGCGCCGGGGAGGGCCGACGTTCGGCCAGTTGGGAGGCCACCGACAACGGCATCAACAGCATCAACACCCCGGCCTTGCGCAACCTGCGGGCTCGCTCGCGGGCGGCGGTGCGCAATGACCCGTATGCGTTCAATGTCATCGACAAGCGCGTCAGCAACCTGATCGGCACCGGCATTACACCCAGGCCAACGACGGACGATGCGGCACTGCGCAAGCTGAAGCAGCAGCTGTGGGACGACTGGGTGGATGAGGCGGATGCCGACGAGCTTACCGACTTCTACGGCATGCAGGCCCTGGTGGCACGCACCGTGGAGACGGCTGGTGAATGCTTTGTAAGGTTGCGACCGCGCAGCCCAAGCGAAGGTTTGGCTGTGCCGCTTCAGCTGCAGGCGCTGGCCCCTGAATTTGTCCCTCACGACAAATTCGAGATGGCCAAAAACGGCAACGTGATCCGCGCCGGTATCGAGTTCAATCCGGCGGGAAAGCGTGTGGCGTACTACATGTACCTATCGCATCCCCGCGACTCGTCGTCGTTGAACGCTGGTTACAACCAGCTGGTGCGCGTACCGGCAACACAGGTGCTGCATATCTTCGAACCGATGGAGCCCGGGCAGTTGCGCGGCGTCCCACGTTTGGCCCCGGTGCTGAAGCGCCTGCGCAGCTTGGATAACTACGACGACGCGGTGCTGTTCCGGCAGGAAGTGGCGAACCTGTTCGCGGGCTTCATCAAGCGCCCGGCACCGGAGGCAACGCAGCAGCCTCGCGATCCCGTTACTGGCATGCCATTGAATGTCGACCGCGACGGCTTTACGCCGATGGTCGCCTTGGAGCCCGGCACCATGCAGGAGCTGGGGCCAGGTGAAGAGGTGGAATTCTCCAAGCCACCAGATGCCGGCAACAACTACCCGGATTTTATGCGGCAGCAGCTGATGGCTGCGGCGGCGGGTTCGGGCACGCCTTACGAGATCCTCACCGGCGACATGCGCGAGGTCAACGACCGGGCGCTGCGAGTTGTACTTAATGAGTTCCGGCGCCGTCTGGAGCAGCTGCAATTCGGCGTGTACGTGCATCAGCTGTGTCGCCCGGTACGGGCGGCCTGGATGGACATGGCGGTGCTGTCCGGCGCCCTGGTGCTGGAGGATTACGCGCAACGCCGTCGCGAATACTTGCGCACCCGTTGGGTACCGCAAGGCTGGGCCTACATCCAGCCGGTGCAGGACGTACAGGCGCGGAGCATGGAAGTGAAGGCAGGCTTTGCGTCGCGCAGCGAGATGGTGCTGCGCACGGGCTACGACGCTGAAACAGTCGACGCGGAAAACGCCGCCGATCTCGCCAGGGCGACACACCTCGGACTCAACTACACGACTCTTGAAGCCATCGAGACGATTGATGACAAGGAACAACCATGAGCAAAAAAGCGAAACCTCGCGTTTACGACAAAGCTGGTAAGCAGGTCACCGTCGCGGATAAGAGCTGGTACACGCTCCAGGCCAGCGGCGAAGCCGAGCAGCGCAACATCGAGATCTTCGTCTATGGCGAGATCGGCGCTTGGGGCGTTACGGCCAATCAGTTCGTGCAGGATCTGCGCGCCATGGATGACGGGGTGTCGCCGGTGATCGTTGCGTTCAACAGCATCGGCGGCGATCTGTTCGACGGCCTGGCGATCCACAACGCACTGTCACGCCTGGGCGAGCGCTGCACCGGTCGCATTGATGCTCTGGCAGCTAGTGCGGCCAGTGTCGCAGTGTGCGGCGCTCACCGGGTGGTAATCGCGGCCAACGCCATGTTGATGATCCACAACCCCTACACCTTCACCGGTGGCGATGCGGAAGACTTCCGCCGCGTTGCCGATGTGCTGGACCAGACGTTGGAAGCGATCATCGCGGCCTACAAGGCCAAGGCGCCGGACATCGACGAGGCCGAGCTGCGGCGCATGGTTAACGCTGAAACCTGGCTCACGGCCAATGAAGCTGTGGCCTTGGGCCTTGCTGATGAGGTGGGTGACGGCCTGAAGGTTAGCGCCTGTCTCGGCCAGGGAAGTGTACTGCAGCGTTTCCAGCATGCCCCGCCTGAGTTGCTCGCCCAGCTCGATGAAGAGCCAGAGGTGGAACTGCCAGAGCCGAACGATCTACCGGCGCCGGCTCCCGTGCTGGACGCGGCAAAACTGGCGCTGATGGTCACGCAAGGGTGCGCTGCAGCAGGCATCAGCAACCTGGTGGAACCACTGCTGGCATCAACCAAGCTCGAAAGCGAAGCGGTGATCCAGGCGGCACTTACCAATGCGAAAGCGTTGCACGGCCTCTGCGTTGCAGCCCGTCTGCCAGAGCTGACCGGTGAGTTCATCACCGCCGGTTTGGACGAGGCTGCAGTCAGGGCGCGACTGTTCGACAAGCTGGTGGGCAGTGGCGGCGGCTTTGAAATCAACAACAGTCTGCCGCTGGACAATGACCCCGGACCCACGATCAAGGCCAAGCAGGTCGACACCCACGCAATCTGGAGCAGTCGTCAGGCGGCTCACAACGGAACCTCGAAAGGAGCAAGAGCATGAAAACTGAATCGATGCACGCGGGCGAGTTCCTGCTGTCGGAAGGTAACGGGACCATTTCCCGCGAAGCGATCAACGTCGCTGCGGGCGCTGCGCTGGAGCCGGGGCAGATCCTCGGTTTGATCACGGCCACCTCCGAATTCGCACCCTACAATCCCACGGCAGAAGACGGTACCGAGAACGCCGTGGCGATCTTGTACGGCCCGCTGGGTGAGTCCGAAGTGGTTCGGCGCGGGCGCGCAGTGGTGCGTCATGCCGAAGTGAGCGAAGTTCATCTGACCGGGCTCGATCTCGCTGCAGAAAAGGCTCTGGCCGCCCATTCCGTCATCGTCCGTTAAGACGATCAACCTATTTATCCATCCCGCCTAGTGCGGGATTTTTCGTTTCTGGAGAGTACCCCATGGCCGATATCGCCATTTTTGAAGACGATGCATTCAGCGTCTCCTCGTTGACCGCTGCAATCAATGACCAGGAATACCTCCCAGGCCGCATCAGCAGCCTGGGCCTGTTTCGCGAAGAGGGCATCAGCACGATCACCGTTCAGATCGAGAAAGACGGCGACACCCTGGCCCTGGTGCCAGCGGGTGAGCGCGGTACTTCTGGCTTGGTGGTCGGCGCGACCAAGCGTCAGATGATCCCTTTCAACACCGTGCACCTGCCGGAACGCTTCACCATCAAGGCTGATGAGATCCAGGGCATTCGCGCTTTTGGCTCGCGTACCGAGTTGCAGTCTGTGCAGGATGTGGTCAACAAGCGTCTGGCAAAGGCTCGCCGTCAGCTGGATGCCACTCACGAATTCCAGCGCATGGGGGCCTTGAACGGCCAGGTGTTGGATGCTGACGGTAAGACCGTGCTGCTGGACATCTATAAAACTTTCGGCGTCCAGCGCAAGAAATTGCCGATGGGCCTGGGCAACCCGGACACTGAGCTGCGTGTGCGCGCCGGCGAAGCGCTCGACATGCAAGAAGAGGCGCTGGGCAGCATTACCAGCACTGGCTCTCGCGCCTTCTGCGGTAAGAACTTCTGGAACAAGCTGATCGTCCACAAGTCGGTCAAAGACACCTATCTCAATACTATGCAGGCCGCCGCCCTGCGTGGCGATGCCCGGGAAAGCTTCGAGTTCGGCGGGATCGTCTGGGAGCGCTATCGCGGCAAGGTGGCGGGCATTTCGTTCGTCCACGACGATAAGGCTCTGCTGATTCCCGAAGGTGTTCCTGATCTGTACATCTCGTCCTTCGCACCGGCTGACTACATGGAAACGGTCAACACCCAAGGCATCCCGTACTACAGCAAGATCGAGCCGCTGCCCTTCAACAAAGGTGTAGCAGGTGAAGCCCAGTCCAACCCGCTGCACCTGTGCACGCGTCCCCTGGCGCAGATCCTGCTGGAAATGTGACCGTGGCCTTTCGCGATCTGATCGACGACATCGACGACGTGGTGTTCGAAACCCTGGGCGATTCCGCCCAGATCGAAGGCCGCGCCGAGGCGGTGCTGGGCATGTTCATTGCGCCATGGAAGGCGCCGCAGTTTGGCAAGACCCAAACGGCCATTCGGGAGCCGCGCTTTGAGATCCGCGTACGTGATTCGGACGGCCTGAGCAAAGGTCTGCGCGTCACTGTCGATCTGCCGGTCCTGGACGGCGGCGGGGAATATGACCTGCTGCAGCTGGAGCCTGGTGGTGATGGCCTGGTGGCCCTGATCTTGAGGAAGCGTCCATGAGTGTCGGCAGCTACGCACAGCAAAAACGCGACGGTGGGTTGATCAACATTCAGCCGTCGCTGGCAGACCTGAAGCGCTTTCAGGACTTCGGCCGGCTGGTGCCAAAGGCAGCCGCTGCTGCACAGCGGCGAGCGATCAACAAAACCCTCGGATGGCTGCGTACCCACATCGCCAGGGCAGTGGGTAAGCAAGAGCGCATCGCCATTGGCGCCGTCCGGCAACGTTTGCGGGCTTACCCCACCAGCGGCGGTGCGATGCGTG